AAGGATAAGGTCAAGGTGAACCTCAAGACGAAGAAGACCAAGGGCAGCATCACCAAGGATGTGATTCGCGTGGGCCTTATGAATTATTTCGAGCAGGATGCGGGCCGGGCGGACGGCGCGATGCAGGCGATCATCGCGGCTGCACCGACCAAGGAGGTGGCGTCAGTGTCCGTAAGCGGGCTTAAGGCTTAGGAACCCTATACAACCAAGAAAACGAATGGGTCTCGGTGACGAGTACTCGCGCGACGCTCTGTTCAGGCGACCGGGTCAGGAGGATTACGACTCCGACCCCGATCGTGAAGAGAGCCCGGAGCCCCTCCATCCAGAGGATTGGGAGGCGATGTATTGTGACGAAATTTACGCAGATGTCTGCCGGATCCAGGGATTCGCCTATGATAATCACGCCCTTGTGCTGAAGCGCTACGGAGTGGCTGAATTCTGTGACCTGCTGCACAACCAGGAAAAGTGGTGGAAGGACGTCAGCCTAAAGCTGCCAATCGTGGCCCTGTGGAAGAGCCTGAATATGGCCGAAGAGATTGAGCCCCAGGCGTTCCAGAATTGGCTCGAACATTATATCCAGATTTACTAAAAGATGCTTGACATTGCCGCGCCCAAGGTGGCCGTCCCCGCGACCGTATTCATGGCGGTCATGGCGCTCGATCAAACGCGGGAATACGCCGCTTTGCTCGTGCCGCTCATCTCATGGATCATCATCAAGTTTGTACTTCGGCTGACTCTGACCCGCACAGACATTGTCGTGACGGGCGTCCTCGCAGCCCTGCTCGGCATGGCACCAGTGCCGGCCGAGAAGAGCATCGAGATTGTGCTCAAGGGCGTCGTCTTCCTCTTTATATTCTCGTATTTAAGAATTGCCTTCCCTGATTACTATTGATGAAGTGGCTCGTTATAGGGCCGGGTGCGATGGCCTTTTATGCGTTCCTAGGCCAAATGTCACAACTGGACCTGAACGAGGTTCAAGCGGTCAGCGGGGCGAGCGCGGGAGCGGTTCTAGCTTTCTTATGGATAGTTTTTGATGGGTCCATACCGGCCGTGCTGGACTTTGCACTCAAGGTGCGCATCGACCAGCTCATGAAACCAAATATTAAAAATTTTTTAAACAATTTCGGAATGGTCCCGATGAACAAGATGCGGCGCGCCTTGGCCGATGCGCTCCAAAGAAAATTCAAGACGAGAGAGATGACATTTGGTGAATTGAAGGCACGGCGCCCCATCACCCTGTACGTGTCGGCTTTTTGCACGGAGCGAGGGCAGACGGTCTACTTTTCACACGAGACGCACCCGGGGACGAGCGTCGTCGACGCCATCTGTGCGTCCATAGCCGTTCCCTTCCTCTTCTCGACCGTCAAGCTTGGGGACTGGCGGTACGTGGACGGCGGCTTCCAGGAAGCCATACCAGGCTTGCCGTTCGTGACCAAGCCGCGTCACGAAGTCGTGGCGATCCACATCACACCGCCTCCGCCAAGGGAGCCCTCTGGTTCCTTGGCGTCCTATATAGGGTGCGTATTTGCAGGACTCCTGCGTCTGAGATACATGTATGATTTCCCGAACTACTGCATAGACGCTGAAAAAATGGATATTTTTGATTTTGGGGCGGACGGGCTCGAACTCTTCATCTACGGACAAAAATCTCGCCGACTATTAAATGAGGCACATTATCCGCTCGGGTTACACTGTGCACCGGACACCCAAGAAGATCACGGTCAAGGCGACGGCCACGCGCAAGTCGTACACGTACATGCGGAAGGAGGGCTTCACGCGCGTGAAGCCGGTGCCGACCTACGACGTGGGGGCGATTGGCAAGGGGCCGAAGCTGATCGGCAAGCTGAAGAAGGGCATGTTGACCTCGTACGGATACCACCCGGTCGAGGCCAAGACGAATCGCCACAAGTCGCTGAGCAAGGCTATTAGCAAGGGTAAGGAGGCGCCCCTGGCCGTCTTCCGCCGCCTTCAGGCCATCGGCACCCTGACGAAGCGAACCCTGCCTCGTGCGTCCCGCATCTACAAGGCTGACGCCAAGTGGGTCCGGTCCAAGTTTGCGTCCAAGTTCAAGACCCCTTTGAAAAAGTAAAAATATTTACAAAATATAAATGGCGATGATTCTTGGCGGGCAGGCTGGCCAACCAGGTGGCGGGGCGATGGTGCTTGGCCAGGCGGCCCGCGGTTTCGGTGGTGCTATGTTCCAAGCCATACGCGGCGGCGCGGTGGCGGCTCCCCAGCAGCCCGTGACAATCCAGATGCCGACCGGTGGCATGAACGCGGCGAGCGCGGCCGCCATGACGGCCATTGCGACGCAGTTGGGCCTCGAGACCAAGGCGTATATTGAGCGCGTGACCCCGTATGTCAAGGGGACATTCTGGGCTTTTGCGATAATCCTTGTCCTCGTCATCACGGAGAAGGTTTACAATGGCCCTGTCGGCTTGCTGTTGGGCAGTGCGGCAAAGGGTCTCTTGGTCATCCTGCGTGCTGGCGCGCCTCACGCCCGCGCTGGCGCCATCAAGTTTGTCAAGGCTGTGGAGCGCCTCCTCAAGGCGCTGTACGCCCTGCCGGGTGACATCCGCAACGCGATCCTCGAGCGCGTGGTGGCCATACAGAACTACGCCAACCAGAAGATTCGCACTGTTCGTGAGGGTCTCGTTGTGGTCCGCGGCTACGTGAAGCGTACCCGCAACGCGGTCGTCGGCACAATGCGCCGGTCTCTCGCCCGCGTGACGGCGGCCGGTGTGCGTATTCGCACCGCAGCACGTTCTGCACGTGCGGCCGTCGGCGGCTTCCGTGGCCGCCTCAAGGCCCGTGCCAAGGCCAAGGTCAATGCGGCCACCATGGCGCGCAATCAGAAGATTCGGACCAACCTCGCCGCCATCAACCAGCGCGTGGTGGCCAATGAGGAGACGCGCATCCGCAGCCTTATCAACAAGGTCAAGCGGACTTCGGCCCCCCTTTCCGCCAAGGAGAAGCGCGAGTACTTGGCATTGACGCGCAAGGCTGAGAAGAACGCCATGCGTAATGCGGCGGCGGCCCAGCGCAACATCACCATGGCAAACCGCGAGGCGGGCAAGGCGCTCATGAACCTGAGCGGCCGGAAGAGTCACTGAATCATACGGTTTTTATAAATTGCCAGCGCAGCTCTTGGCATATACCCTTCCAGATTTCATCTTGTTTGTACAATTTCTCTTTTGACTTGAGGAGAGGAAAGCACGCGAGGTAATCATCCTCGCCCAAAAGTTCACAGAATTTGTAGAGGGTATACGAATACGACAAAAAGTTTTTACGGTCTTTTGGCCGATGTTTCTCAAAGGGTTTTTGAATCTGATGGAACATGAGTCTGAGCTTGTCCTCGAGTGCTTGGCTCATTGTCGGGGGTTGAATCCCGTTGAGAATCGTCGTGATGTATGGTACGTGCTCATAGTATTTTGACTTGTCCAGCTTCTTGAGCAGAGCTTTCACCTTTTCATGAGTAATTTCAGAAAGTTCTTTTATTTTTTGTTTTTTGAATTCAGACCGGAGCTGCTCGATGACCTCGGGTGGCACGCTGGTCGACTCCTTGGCCTGGAACTGCGAGACCCACTCGTTGAAGTGATTCTCGCGCTTGTAGGAATAGACTATGTTCTTCTCCATCTCTTGCTCCTCCTTGAAGCCCACCTCCTCGCCTTGCACGTACTCGACGTACCCGCACTCCACGCACGAATCCTCACTCTGAGCCTCGTCAAAATTAAATGAAAATTTTTGACCACAGTTGGGGCAGGGCCGCGCCCATCTCTCGTTCGTCTTGGCCGGCCCGTGAACCTCCTCGACTTCAGCCAGGTATGCGTTGTATATATCCTGCCGCTGAACACCCTTTCTTGAAGATATTTTGATGTTGGCGACCGTCTTGGTGCTCGTGGCGGCGCTCGACTCCTGGTGGTACTCCCTGATAAAGGGGGCTGTACGCGCCATGTACTCGAACATCTCAGCCTCGATGGACCGGGCGTCCTCGGGCCGTGCCGCAATAAGATCCTGAAATTCACGCACCTTCTCATTGAACCGCGCTTCCATTAGGAATAATTATTACTAAACTTTTATATGGACCTCGTGTACTTCTTTTTTCCAAAAAATTTTAAAATTAAAAATATTTTTGAAATTGAAGATAGAGTCTTGACCGAGACGGATCACGCGGCGGACGGGACGCCCCGAGTCACTCGGTACGTGCTTGGCGGTCAGGTCCACACCTGCCTAGGCACATCCTGGCCGCCCCGTGGTCACACCATGCGTCTTCCAATCAAGAGGGCCTGGGTCGAGACCACCGGACGTGACGTCACGGAAGACATGAAGAGACTCGAGGGGCCCTCGTGGCTGGTGGGGTCGACATGGGTGCCCCTGTGGCCGAAGATCGCGGTCGCGTTCACCTTCGGCCCTCGTGGAATTAATTTTAAAATAAATTTTTTTAAAAAATTTTTTCTAAAAGAAGAAGGACCGGTCAGAGTGGACTTTAGTCCATCTTGGGTGCCAGGTAAAACTTGACGTCCCCGAGGTTGGCGATGCCGTACCGGAACACTATGGGCATCTGGTCGTCACTCGAGTCTTGCATGAGTTGGACGCTCGAACACAAACCTGTCGCCTTTGTGAAGAGGTTGATGTACTTGAGGTTATACGTGGCGCTCGTTCGCGTGGAGACCTCGTCCCCAAACTCGAGGACCGTCTCCTGATCCGCAAAGTCACCACGACACGCAAGCTCGAGCTTCGTCCCATGGCGCGTGATGGTCATGTCGTTGGCCAAGTTGCCCATGTCGCGCGCGACCCGCTGAAAGTCGATGCTCGGCAGGGTCGTGATCACATTCATGCAAATGTCTGGGACCTCGAGGATGTCCTCGTTAATATCGAGCAATTTCAGCTTGAAACTCGTCTTGGACTTTTTGGCCGTGTTCTCAATCACGCACTCGAGAGAGTCGGTGTCCTTGATGCGCATCGTGAGCGTGTCGGACGGGCCGACCGACTTGAGCAACTTGTACGTGTTGGCCATGTTCAGACCCGCCGCAATCTCTGCGGGGCACGTATACTCCTCGAAATTCTCGGCGGCCAGGAACATGTGGACGAGCGTCACACGGGCGGTGTCCAGCGTCAGCACCTTGACGCCCGTCGGCGTGAAGTAGACGTTCACGTCATTGATGATGTCCTTGAGGACCTCGAAGATCCCTTTAATAGCCGACGCCTGTATGGTCTTCAGGTGCATTAGGTTTCAGTTGTTTGCACTCTTTAGTTGATAAGCCTCTTTAGGATCTTTACTAATTTTTTCTTTGAGTTCGGCGGTCAGCTGGGGCTGCATGGACGATCCGTAAGACTCGAGACTGAACATATCCGGCCCGCCCTCACCGCCGTCCAACGTCGCGCAAAACACGCTCGAGCCCTCCCACATCTCAATCTCCTGTGGGATCATGGACTCGAGCCAGTTCTTCACCTCGGCCCCGACGAGAATCTGTCCGTCGGCCGTGATGAGGGTCGGCACCCGCGTCACCTTCTCCGTCTTGGGCCGGCCCTGTGTGGTGACGTTGTGAAAGCGGAGCATTTGCCCCAGACTCGGGTTTTGCTTTACTATATTCAGAACATCGAAGCAGTACTGACACTTGTCACTGAAGACCAAGAGGGCCATCCTAGTATCTGCTTTTCTTTTGTTCATTTTTTTTAAACGCATCAAGTAAATGAGCGCTGACATTGTGATCCTCGGGTCGGTCGCCGCGATCCTCGGAATTCTTTTCATGAACAATAATTCAGTGACATCCGGCTTCGCCGAGCCCACCACGCCACAGG